CTGATTCGTCCCTGTCGCAGAGAGCCCGCTTGCGGCTCCCATCACAATCGCCACGAGGATGTTCTGCGTTTCAACCACCCCCGGAACAGCGTAAAAAGAAACGACGCCTAATACGGCGCCGAGCAGAGCGGAGAAGAGCGGAATGAAGCGTTTGAACTTTTCGTCACCACCGCAAGCGGTTTTTGTAATATCAATTATAGTGTAAACTATCGCCGCAATTGCGGGTATGGTCATTATGTCTGTCATGGTTTTTTCCTCCATTATTTATGTGCCTGTTTGTTTATGTGAGCTTCAATACTGGCGATGGCGTCGGTCACAGGGCCGTCGCAACCCTGTTCCGCAAGACCTTTAAGGCAAGCAAGCACGCCGATGGTGAGAATGAGCTGTTCTTCCTTGATGTCCTTAATATCCCTGTCCTGCTTTTCCTGCTTTAAGTACCAGCGAAAAATCGTAAAAATAGCACCGAAGATAACCACAAGAGAGGTTATTATCGCTGCCGCTGTAATTATGGTTTCAGTTGTTACCGTCATTTTCTTTCGCCTCCTTTTTGAGGTGTTTTGGTGATTTAATCCGCTCAAGCAGTTCTTCGAGATTTACTTCCGCGTGAGCCGAAAGGTCGAGATACTTCGGCTCCTTTTTCTTTTCATCCATTGCTATTCCTCCTTATGAAAGCGTGAGCGAGAAGTTGCCGACACGGAACAGCGGAACATAATTTGCCGCTACTGCGATAGGGTTGGTAAGTGTCCCGTAAAGCACCAGGTTTCCTCCGGTCTGCGCTGTATATAGACCGAAGTGGGTAACAGTACCCCAGGACGCAGTCGCTTCCGGAAAGAAGATGATGCTGGTGTTGGATGTGGAGCCTGCGGCGGGTGCTGACATGACCTGCGTCGCGCTTGTTCCGGAAAGCCCGATGATCGCTCTCGCATATCCCGCCGCTGACGAAGGTTCCGTGAAGTTCGTTCCGTCCGCATTGGGAGCCGTGGTGCTAAGCGCAATATAGCAGTTTGAGAGAGGCCCTGTGCTGCTCCTGCCGATGAGTCCGCTTAGCACCTGTGTGCTGCCGTAAGTAGTGAATGCCATAATAATTCCTCCTTTTATGTTTCTGTAATAATTTGAGTCATGGTTCGGTTTGCCGCGTCCCAGTATAGTTTTTGGGCGTACTCCATACCTTTAAGATAAATATATAGTCCTCCGGGGGCCTCTTCATAGGTGTCGTAATAGCCGGTGGTGAAAACCTTTGTCGCTTTATGAAGAATGGTATCAACGAATAAAATACCATCGTTGGATGTACCGAGAACGCTGCCTTCCTGTATAGAATAATCGAATCTTTTACTGAAGAGAAGAAATCCTCCGTCAGTCGGTATTTGCACGATGTAAGGCGAGTACGGGTGATCAATACTGTCGCCCAAATAGAAGGAATCGGAATTGAATCTGTATGCCATACCCGTTTCGTAGTTGAACATAACGGGATACCCCGATGCACCAATGATTAATACCCAGCTGTTATCAAGTTCAAAAAATCTCGGTCGGTTGAGAGAAAGCCTTGTGGTATAAGTCGTACTCGGTGTATCCGATGTTTTTGCCCAGTTGTAGATTTTTACGAGTTCATGAGTAGTATCATCAAAAATACATCCGCCATCTGATGAATAACCGCTGATTACACGATAATTTCCGAATTTGCGGTTGAACTCATATGTCGGTTTGTTGTAGTCACCGGGGCCATACCATGAATACCAATACTGACCGAAATACCCGTTGTCATTGGACAGTTGCTTTATTGCACCCGTAGTACCATCCACAAAGTAGCAGTAGGAGACAGTATCACGGCTCACAAGGATTCCATCATCGACTCTTTTCATATAGCACATTCTTGTTGCGTTTGTGCTCTGTATCAGGCTCATCTGTCCGTCTTTGTAAAGCAGAATGCCGTTATAGTCAAGGCTGGTTTGGTATGAACCAAGAACCACAGTATCGTTCCAACGCTTCATAACCCAGGCATAACCCTTGTCCCATACCTGAATGAAAGATTTATCCGAAGTGTTAAAAAGCCATACCCCTAACTTACTTGAAGTGCCGGATGATACAAGAAATCCCTCCGGCACCTTACAGGCATAGTACCAAGGTCCTGAAGCATTAATCATTGTCAGCTGCCCGGTTTCGAAGTCGAAGTATTTCAATCCTGTTGTAGAACTGTCTCCTCCGAGAATAATTCCATCCTCCGATACGGCAGCGCAGTAGCAGGTACCTGAGGTTGATGGAACATACCACTGCCGGGTGTTTTTGTCATACACAGCGCAGCCGTAGGAGCTGTATGTCCCAATGGCTACGTCGTCGCTTTCATACCAGTAGTAATAGCGTCCGAATGTGGTTATCTGGGTCAGCTCCTTTGTCTCAAAGTCATACCACCACATACCTCCAACGGTCGAGCTTTGTCCGGTATATGGGGTAAAGCATATCCCATGACCCTTTATGACATGAGTCGGACAATCGATGCTGCCTATCGAATAAATATAATGCCCATAATTGTGATACATCCAATAATATGCTGCGTCTGTAATCCGACTGACGGTTCTCGTGTCCTTGTCATACATTAAGAACCCGCCTGAATTGTTCGAGGTTGTGATTGAAGACATCAGTATCTTTCCGTCTCCAATGTCCATAACGCACCCTCCACCGGTACTAAGACCTATGCCACTGCTGTTTAGCGCTGCTGTCGAGCGGTGGGTGTTCATCCACCTATAACCTTCGAAAAATATCTGATCGAAGGCAAGGGGGTCTTTATCCAACCGATAAATACCCCTTAACTCCGGATAGGTGCTGTTGTAGTTATTAAATGAAAAAAGCCAGCTGTCTCCGATATCGCAGCTTGTTGGCTGCATACTGGTGGTTTTTCCGCTGCCGTCAAGAATGCACATGGTTTCTTTTGTGACCGGATTATAAATAAGCCACCTAATTCCGCCACCGATGAAATATTTATCACCGATTGCTATCGGTTTTTCATATGATCCACATCGATCGTCAATCAGTGTAAGTGTCCTTGACAAGGTTTCATAGTAATAAATCGAGTTACCGGTGAGTAAAACAGCTCCGCCGTCCACAGAGTACATGTTTGTAAAATTACGGTCGTCAAGCTTTATGGCGTCGTATGAACTTTGCAGCCACAGTCCGAAATTAGCAAGGCTTGATGATACCAGGAATCCATTTGCAATCTGGCATGAGTATACCGTGTACAGGCTTCGGAGCGGAGCGCCAGAGTTTGACGAAACGGCTTCTCTGTAATTATGAATCATACGCCAATTTTCGGTGGGTTCGGGTAGTCCATAAGTGTAGGTAGCCGTACCTCCTTCGACTTTTCGGAGCGTGACGGTGTCCACATTTTCGTACTCCACATCCTCGCCGATTTCGTTTTTCAATAGTACATTAGGCACTAAATCACCTCCAATTTATATATCTGTTTTTGTTTTGCGGAAACGGACTGACTGATATAAATGTCATTGTCTGTTTTCACCGGATGCTCCCAGAGAGTGCTGTCCAAATAATCGACGGATGAGTGCGTGTTCACCCCATGAATGACTTCGCCTCCGGTGGCTATTGTAATCCAATAGTCTGCTGTGCTAACGATACCATGCATCATCGCATTTCTCGTAGCAGAAGCAAGCGGATCGATAAATATATGCGACCTGTTCTTCTCGGCAAGCAGTGCCTGGTAAACAGTCAGATCCCCACCCAGATAAGCGGGATAATTCCACCCACCGCCGCCCTCAGTAGCCATTTCGCCATTTACATTAAAACTCATAGAAAGGAACGCGGTAAGGTCTGTATGGAATACATATCCGAGTTCGCTTGTCACTGCCGCATTCACATCGGATAAGGCAATTGCAGATGACAGTTGATTCTGTGCTTCCATACCGCCGGAAATATGATGTGCCATCCGGATTTCTGAGAACATCTCTCTCAAGCCATAAATCGCGGTAAGGTCAGCGACAGTAATCTGTGTGAAAGGCAGTATAGTATGAGAACCTGAAGTAACGGGCCACGCTGTGTGAACAATACCGTCGGTCGTATGCCTTGCCACTAATCTTGCCGCCGTTAATATTGAGCGCGGTGAGTTCAAAGTGTCTATGATATTCAGCTTGTAATTATAAGATTCGGCCTCAAGAATCCCTGCGACATCAGCAACACCATTGCTTTGAACATCAAGAGAAATGCCGGTATATCTTTCCAGAATCCCGGTAATATCGCTGTGCGCATGAGATTTTATCTCAAGATTTATTTCAACAAAATGTTCAATAGCGGGTGCGAAGTCTGCTATCATGTCCGATGTTATCGGGACGATAATCTCTGTTGCCTGTACAAGCGGGCTTGGTTCGATGTTTTCGAGAATTCCATCACCCGTTGTCACCATATTCAAATATGCTTGCAGCAAAGTAGAAATATGGTCGAGTTCGATTCTCGCAAACACGGTGGGTGAATTTATAACGGCCTCTATTAAGAAATCCTTTATGAACTGCGCAGATCCGACCGTTGCTGAAATTGTCGGAGAGTTTATGATGTTCTCCGTAGTGATACCGAGCGGAGTAGTCGTTTCGATGTGCGAGGATGCATTTGAAAACATCTCTGATCCCGCAGTAAACAGTCTTGGCTGACGAGTTATTATCGACGGTGTAGCTATCAGTTTTGATGCCGAAAGCGACACAAATTCTCTGACCATCTCGGCTGCGAGTGTATTGCGTAAATCAAGATTTACCTGTGTGTGGCACCAGCCGGGATTGATCATTGGAAGCGAAACTCCATTGCTTTTTACCATGTGAACGGAATGAGCATAGCCGCCGAGAATCTTGGAAGCTGTACTGTTGACCTCACCATATGTTTCGGTCAATCCGCCCGCCGATGCACTGAATCCAAAGCTTTGAATCGTTCTTAGAAACGATTGTGTCGAAACTCCCGTTGAATTAAGAGCAGCTATGGGGACTGATGGTAGTCGTATAAGCCTGCGGTTTCCCGCGTCAAGGGACATATACAAATATCCTGCAAACCGTGAAGACATATCATCGGTTTCTAAGGCTGCGTGAAAAGCCGGCGAAGGCACCAGAATATGCAGAGTCCAACTGGGAAGATTTTTTGACTCAAGTGTTGTCGATGGTATGAGTATTCCGGATTCGGTAACATTTGCCGGTGCTGACATTCCCGCAAACAACTCTACTTCCAGAAGCAGATAGGTGATCAGATTCTTATCTAAATCATGAGTTGGTGTTGTTCCGTTTATTATCCCAATAACCACATTCAGCCGTTCGGCAAGCTCAAGAAAATACCTGCCATACACAACATCGGCATTGTTTTCTCCGACGGTCCCAACGCCTATAAAATTGTCCCGTCCCACATATCCCGGAAGACTCGGATTTGTTGCCCAAGACCAAGACATGTATCTTGTATTGTATCGAACAGCGTTAAATCTTGCCGCGGTCAGATCTTCATAGGCGTAGTTCATACGGGTGTTTGAAATTGTTCCGTATGTGTCCGCCCAAGAAAAGTTCAGAGCCGTAAGCACCAGTTTTTGTTTGTTTACAAGGTCATTCCAGACATTTCGGTGAAAGCTTGATGTGTTTCCGTTTGAAGTAAGCGCAGCATATGCCGCTTGTGTCTGCGATGCTGTCGCAGAGCCGTTTGAGGAGGTCCAGCTCCATGGTGTTATTGCCATTGGAACACACCTCCTTTATCCGAACTTTGCGATAGCCGCACCCGTATAAATGTTTTTCATGGTCGTACCGTTTACGATATATGCTGTGTTGTCCGAGAAGCGGAAGAAGATGCCGTTGTATCCTGTTTTAGCGGCAAAATCACCACTTTTATCTTCTGGTTCAGAGTTTCCGATCCAAAGTCCGTCCGAGAATTTCTTTACAAGACCGTAGTCGGCTGACGCTCCAGAACCCGAGCCGAGCTGGATGAAAGGATAGTCCTCGTCATCCGTGGTGTAACCGAACCTCAGCTTTACATCATAATCGGCGTTGTACACCTCAAAACCGCCGGAGGTCATCTGCGAGAAGCCTTCTGCATCTCCCGGCTGTCCGGCATAGAATTTACCACCGTATATTGTAGCGTCGCCTGCAAGGTATGCGTTTCCGTTCTGGTCCACGCGGAAGTTGTCACTGATATTGATCTCTCCGCCATCAATCTTGACTGTGCCTACAAATTTGTAGGTGCCTGTGGTAGGGTCGAAATACAGACGGTTGACAAGGTTTCCTTGTCCGTCATCTGCTTTCATGGCAAACTCATCAGCGTTCATTACAACCTTTGCTTTATTGTCGTCCCTTGTTATTTCAAGGCCGCTCTCCGGTGTAATGGAAAGACCGTAGTAGTTACGGCCTTTCGCAATCATGCTTTGTTCGATGTTTACGAGGTCTCTTTCAACCGAAGGAGCGTAATTATCAACTTCAAGCTGCACCTCGTCGCTTGTGAACGGATTTTTCGTAATTCCGACTACACGCACATTCTCGTCAATGTCCAGTCTGTCAAACCTCATATGTACCTCGTCACCGAGGCGAAGGTTTGACGGCTTGTGAACGGATACCGAATATCTTCTTTGGCTGCCTGTTTTGTCTACCGTTTTTGAAACAGACACCACATTTCGCTCAAACAGTTCTTTTACCTCAGTACTGCCTCTGTGGTTTCGGATATGCACTTCATAACCGGAAAACTCAACCTCCCAGCCGAATAACGAGCAGAAATCTAAGATAGCAGCTCTCTTTGTTTTATCTTCAGGCATGGTGTATGTAACCGTTTCTATCGGTTCGACATCCCCGGAGGTAAATCCGGTCAGCCGGACGAGGGTATTGAGGATTTCACGAGGGGTACCTGTCTGAGAAAAAGCCGACTTAATGTATGCGGTAAGGCGGTAGGATACGTGTTCACAGTCCACTGTTATTTTGTAAAGACCGCCGGAGAGTTCCTTCTTTACTTTTACTACATCGTAGAAATCATCCCCGTACTGGACAATATATTCGTCGGTGTCGTTTATGTTTTCAAGTCCGCCGTCAAGAAGTGCCTGAAAAGACAGCGTTTTCTCCGTGGTCAGCTTTTCATTTATTGTGCAGGAAAATACAGTTGATACTGTGGCAACTATCGTGTTATCTGTTCTTCTGACGATAAGATCCATATCAAGTCACCCCCAATGCGCGACGGTAGGAGGAAGTAAACCCGCTTTGTATTGAGCCAGTTGCCGCCGTGATTTCCTTGCCGTCAAGATAGAGCGGTACCTGTACCACAATCTGCCCGGATGCGTTTTTGAAAGAATTCTGTCTTGAATAAGCAACGGCTTCAAGCGAACGGTCATCGATGACATTGTTGAGATGCGCTCTCGTATTGATGTCAAAATCTGAAGGAATTGCTTTCAAGATGTCTTTATCCACCTTTTTCATCTCATCCACAAAACCAATTCCGAGACCCTGGGACATATACATACCAAGTTCCGCAAACTTCTTTGACGGAGATTTTATGCCAAAGAAGCTGCAGATACCGTTCCACAAATCTTTAGCCCAGCCGGAAACCTTGTCCCATATCCATGACGCAAGCGACTGAATACCATTCCATAAACCTTTGACGAGATTTTTTCCTACATCGGCAAGCTGCGATACTCCGTTTCCGAGAGCAGACACAATACCGGAAATAATCTGCGGCATCGCTTTCACGATTTCTTTGATGATGGTAGGAAGGTTCGTAATGAGCGAAGTCAAAAGTGTAATTCCTGCCTGTACAATCATCGGAATGTTCTGAGTGATTGCGTTCACAATGCTCGTGATAATCTGCGGCAGTGCGTTTACAATGGTGAGAATTATGGTCGGCAGAGCCTGAATCAGAGAAACCAGCAGTTTGATGCCCGCTTCGATTATCTGAGGGATCGCGCCGAGCACACCGTTGATGATGCCGTTAATAATCTGGGGCAGAGCGTTTACGATTGCGGCTATAATGGTCGGAAGCGCCGCCACAAGAGATGTAATCAGCTTAATGCCTGTTTCAATTATCTGCGGAATGGCATTTATTAAAAATATAATGACTCCGTTTATTATTGCCGGCAGTGCATTAATAATGACCGGTATCGCATCAAGTATGCCTTGAGCAAGACCCATGATTATCTGAAGTACCGCCGCGAGCAATTGCGGGAGGTTGTTTATGAGTGTCTGGCATATCTGCATGATAACCGCAACGATGGTTGGAATAAGCGTTGGCAGCGAATCCGAAATTCCTGTGGCGAGCGAGACGATTACTTGCATGGCTGTTTCAAGTATCATCGGAAGATTGTTTATGATTCCCATGGCCAGTTCCGAAACAAGCATCAGTGCGCCTTCGGCTATTTTAGGTAAAGCAGAAACAAGTCCTTCAAGAACAGAAAGAATAATCTGCGTCGCAGCCGAGACTATGGTCGGCAGGTTGTCGACAATCGCTTTACCTATGGATGTGACAAGCGAAATTATGAGGTCAAGAATTACCGGAACATACTCCATAATGACATCAATCGCTTTCGGGAGAATGTCACCTATTACTTTTCCCATCTGCGAGATGTCACCGTTTGCGTTAAGTATCCCGTTTGTAAACTCTCCGAGAAGGTCAACTCCCGATCCGGCAAGGTCGGTAAGCACGGGAAGCAGCACGGTGCCGAGTGCGTTTTTTGCCGCGGTTGTTCCGACAGTCAAGTACTGAATCTGGTCGTCGAGCTTCCCATATGCATTCAGCATTTCATCCGAAACCACATATCCGGCTTTTCGTGCCTCCTCACCGAGTTCGGCCATTCTCTCTGCACCAACCGTAATAAGCGGATTCAGTTCCTGAGCGGATTTGCCGAGGATCTGCATGGCAAGCGCATCGCGTTCTGTCTCGTTCTGCATCTTACCGAGTGCGTCGATGACTTCCCAATACACCGTATCCGAATCCCGAAGACTGCCGTCTGCGTTCAAAACCTGGACACCAAGTTTTTCATATGCATCCACGGAAAGCTTTGTGCCGTCTTGGACAGCCTTCATGCTTTTAATCTGTTTTGCCATAGACTTTGTGAGCGTTTCAGTCGAAACATCCACAAGCTCCGCCGCATACATATACTCTTGAAGTTTGTCCGTAGCAATGCCCGTTACCGTTGATTCGGTCATAACCGTGTCGGCGTACGCAGCGCCTTCAGCCGACATATCTATGAGTGCTTTACCTGCAGATATGGCTGCTGCGGACACCGCGGCAAAAGCTACGGCAAGGGCGGCAGCACAAGCTTTGCATACCGTTCCGAGACCCTCAAAGCGGGATGACGCATCGTCAGCATCATTGCCGGCTTCTTTGACATCGTCACCCATATCATCAGCGGCATCTCCCATATCGTCCATGCCTTTGCCGGTATCCTTAAGCGTGGAACTGTTCTCTTCAAGTTCGCGCTCCATTTTATTGAGTTCTGCTTGTGCATTGTTCAGCTGAACAGTCCATGCCTGTGTGCGGCGGTCATTTTCGCCAAAGGAGGATGACGCGTTTTCTAGCGCAGAGCGAAGTGTTTCAATCTTTGATTTTTGGGTATCGATATTTTTATTTAAGACTTCGTTCCTTGCAGTCAAAGCTTCAACCGACTTATCCTGGGAGGAAAACTGCGACTCCACAAGTTTCATTTCGGAGCCGAGCACTTTCATCTGCGAATTGATATCAGCAATTGCTTTCTTGAAATCCTTTTCACCCTCAATGCCTATCCGCAATCCGAAATTGTCTGCCATCTCACGTCACCTCCTTCGTTCAGATTCCATATGGGATCGCCTCTTCAATAAAATGATCCCGCATTGGTTTTGCGAGTCCGTTGAACTGCTTATATATCTCCCATTGGTCAAGCAGATGACCAATAGGCATCAGCCACACTTCATCTTCTGTACGATTCAGAAGTGTGACTCCGTAAAATATCAAACGGGCGAATATCTCTCCGTCAGAGGTATCCGACCCGTTTATACGTTTTTTGATTCTTCGCTCTGTACTTCTCGCTTGGTTCCTTTCAGCAAACATTCCATAATCGCTTCCTTGAATCCTGCAATTTCGAACGGCGTGGTGAAAAGTTCCACCGTTTCCGGTTCAAGCAGATCCTTTTTATCCTGCGGATTCTTTGCGTTGTGAACCAGAATCGGCTGATTGGCGAGCAATGAAATGAGCCATATGAGTTCATCTATGGCAGTTTCGAAGTTTTCCGCCTTGAGTAGCTTATCCCCAAGGTCTGAAAGACCTCCGTATTTCTTTCCGATTTCCTTAGTCGCCTTTGTGGTAAGGAGCAGTTCGTACTCCTTGCCGCCAATAGTTATTTGTGCGCTTCTGTTGTCCATATGTTATTCTCCCTTCGTTATGGTAACAGTGTAAACCTTTGTAGCAGAACCGTTTGTTACAGTAACAACCACAGTATTTTCCCCAGCCACCCATGTCGCCGACTGACCGCTTGCTATCGAGCTACCGTTGACCGTGATTGCAACAGCGGCATTATTGGATGTGGGAACCGCCGTAATGGTATTTGTGGCATTTTCGGTGGTTGCGGTGTATTGGGTTGTACCAGAATTGAAACTTGGGGAGAGCGTAAGAGCACCGAGTGCCAGGGATGCAAGCGTTGCGTCTGCTTGAGTATAGTTCGGCTCGTATACACTTTGGAACCAGTTGGATATAACAGTCTGGGATACACCTTCATCGCCGTCAGTAATCTCTGCTTTCCACGGATGCTTGTTTTGAGAATCGAGTTTATTTCTTCTTGAAATGGTTCCTTCGATGGAAGGGGTTTGGAACTCAATGCTGTCGCCCTTGGTTTTGAGCGATGTTCCGGGGATACCGAACAACACACGATAAATCCAGAAATATCTGTACCCGCCTTTTGCGGTTTTTGCCCGGAATCCAATAGCGACAGGGGTGGGTTCGTCCTCACCTGCAGAAACAAGCACACCGTTTGCATCGACCGCAGCCCCT